ATGCCCGCCGACAAGATCCTGTTCGCTGACCTCAGCAAGTACCGGGTTCGCTTCGCCGGGAGCCTCCGCGTTGACCGTTCCGTCGACGCGAAGTTCAGCACGGACCAGATCGTCTACCGCTTCCTTCAGCGCGCCGACGGCCTTCTGGTTGATGCCCGCGGCGCGAAGGTTCTGACGGTCGGCGCCTGAGCCATGTAGCGGCGGGGCGTTCCAGCTTACTCACGTGAGTAGGTTGGAGCGCCCCGCTTCGGAAGGGGGCACGCGTGGCCTACGCAACAATCGACGAGCTTCGCGCACTGGACGGGCTTGACGACGCGTCGCTTTTCCCGGACGAGCTTCTCTCGGAAGGTATCGACTTCGCCGTCGAGACGGTCGAAATCTACTGCGGACAGAAGTGGGACACGGCGGAGAATCCCACGCCGGAAACGATCCGGTGGTGTGTGCGCACTCTCGCGCGGCAATACGTGCTCGACCATGTGTCGCGCATTCCGGATAGGGCGCTTCAGCTTCAGTCGGAATTCGGCTCGATTCAACTTGCGCAGGCCGGGGGCAACTGGCGCCCGACGTCGCTGCCTGAAGTGAACGCGAAGCTGAACCTTTACCGCGCTCGCCTTCCGTTCATTTTCATGTGAGGGGCGCAGCGTGGCATTGATCTTTGGCGCGAAGGTTGCGCTATTCGAGAAGTTGAAGGCAGCCGTGCCCGGCGGCGTTCAGTGCACCTTCGCTGAGACGGGCGACACAGCCCGCCGAAAGTCCGTGTGGCTGGGGGCGACGACGGACGACGATCTTGCCCCCGTGGCTATGCGCGCCGGAGCGAAGCCGACGAACGTAACCGGCTACGTGGAAGCTCACGCGGTCGTCATCACGCCGGGCAATCCGATCGATGCTGAGCGCGCCGTGTACGAGATTCGCGAGTCCGTGAAGGCGGCGTGTGCGGCGCTGAACGGCGACCTTGCTTCGGTGCCGGGTCTGCTCGACGTCCGGCCGGAGTCGGCAAGTGTCGAGTCCACTGAGACAACTGACGGCGCCTATTCGGCGCTAACTGTTCGCGTCCGTGTTCGTGGGCGCGTCTACCAATAGAAGGGGGCGCACGCATGGCGCTTGACGCAAGCATTGGCATTGGCCGTGAGGACACATACGGCACCCTGTCCGCGGTGGTCGAAGGCTACGAGGGGCAGGCCGACAGCTGGAAGACGACGCGTGAGTTCATTGAGTCTGTCGGCTTCCGCGCCGGTATGCAGACGGCTCGCGCTGACCGGCGGAACATCGTCAACATGGGCGGGGAAGGTGAGCTTGAGATCGACCTTCTCGACTCCGGCGCCGGTTCCCTTCTCAGCGCAGCGTTCGACAAGGTCACGGTTACCGATACGGGCGGCGTGAAGACGACTGTTCTTGAGACGTCGGACGTGTCGGAGGCTCCGTCGTTCTCGGCGCAGATGGTTCGCCCTGGGACCGACGGCACGAAGGCTGCCTACAAGCACCTGGGCTGTGTGGCCACTGAGTGGAGTCTGTCGGCCGAAGTTGAGGAAGCCGTCAAGCTCACGGTTACCTTCGACTTCCAGGACGTCACGCACACGACGAACCCGGCTCAGATCGTCGCGCCCACGTACCCGGCTGAGGCGTTCCCGTACGACTGGACGCGCACCGCTGTGGAGTTGCGGCGTGGCGGCAGCGTGGTCGCCTTCGACGCTACGTCGCTGGAACTTACCGGCGAACTGGGTCTGAAGACCGACCGGCGTTTCCTGCGCGCGAACGAGCTGAAGAAGAAGCCGGTTAGGAACGCTGTACCCACGTACGAAGGCACACTTGAGGGTGAGTTCAGCGCCGCTTCGCTGGGGCTGTATGACGCGTTCATTTCGGGCGAGGTTTGCTCGTTCAAGGTGACCTTCACGGGCGTCACGGCGGCTTCCTCGCTGACGATTGAGTGCCCGGCGATTCAGTTCACGGGCGAGTCTCCTGAGTCGGCCACGGACGAAGTCACCGTGCACAACCTGCCGTTCCGTGTGCTCGACCCCGGCACGGGCACGGCAGCGATCAGGGCAACGTACGTCGAGCCGGGCACTGAGGGCTAATGGCGCAGCGTTCCGCCTACACGATCCGGGTTGATGGGCTTCGGGAGTTTCAGCGGAACGTTCGCACCCTGAGGGACAAGGAACTGAACAAAGCCGTTCGCGAAGCCAATAAGGCATCCGGCGAAGTCCTTGTCCCTCAGGCGAAACACGAAAGCCCCGACGGTCACCGCGACTCGAAGTCGAACAAGAGGTACCGGCCCGGCAAGCTCGACAAGTCCATCAAGGTAACGGCATCCGCGAAGGGCGCCGTCATCAAGGCAGGCTCAGCGGCTCGCGTGCCCTATGCCGCCGCAATTCACTTCGGTTTCAAGCGCCGCAACATCAAGCCGAACAGGTTCCTGTTCCGGGCCATGGCGCGGAAGTCCACTGACGTAGCAGAGACGTACGAGCGCCGCATTACCGCCGTCGTCGCAAAGTATCTGGAGAGTTGATATGCCCGCGAAGAAGCCTGAGTTTGTGCTGCCCGAAAACTTCACGCTTGACCTGAAGCTCGACTCCCTCACGATCGACGAGATCGACGCCATTGAGGAGATCACGGGCGCCCCGCTCGACTCGCTGAACAAGGCCGGTACGCGTCGGGCTCCGATGCTCCGCGCCATGGCGTACGTCGTCATGAAGCGGAAGTTCCCGGAGATCACCCCTGAGGACGTCGGCGCGCTGAAGCTGAACCTGAAGGGCAAGGCGAAGCCGGACCCTACCGCGACCAACGCGTGATTGCGTGCGCACGTCTGATCGGCCACTTCAGGGGGCTCACATGGTCGGACGTGCGCGCGATGGAGCTGCGCGACTTTAACGCGTTGGTTGAACGGATGGCTGAGGACATTGAGGCGGAGAAGCGGGAAGCCCGCCGGTCTTCGCGTGGCAGGGGCGGTAGCGCCCAGGGTGGGGAACGGCGCACGCCGGTAATGACGTAAGGGGGCGCCATGTCCAGACCGATTCAGGTCACGATCATGGGCGACGCCGAACAGCTCTCACAGACGCTCGATGAAGCGTCGGAGGAAGTCAGCGCGTTCGGCGAGACGGCGAAGGGGCTTGCGCTCGCTGCGGGTGGGGCTATTGCCCTGGGTATAGGCGCGGGCATTGCGTCTGCGCTGGAGAAGGAAGTAGGCAACGACCTGCTTGCCGCTCAGTTGGGCGCGTCCCCCGCTGAGGCAAAGACCCTGGGCGAAGCGGCCGGATCGGTCTACGCCGCCGGTTATGGCGAATCTGTGGCCGACGCTAACGAAGCACTCAAGGCTCTTTGGCAGCAAGGGCTTGTTCCGGCCGGAGCGACTGCCGACGAAATGGCGAACATTTCGAAGAAGGCTATGGACGTCTCGTCGGTCCTGGGCGATGAAGTCGGGCCTACCGCTAACGCCGTCGGCCAAATGCTGAAGACCGGCCTTGCGAAGAATGCTGACGAAGCGTTCGACATCATCGTTCGCGGAACGCAGGAAGGCGCGAACAAGGCGGAAGATCTGCTCGACACGTTCAACGAGTATGGCGTGCAGTTCAAGGGGCTGGGGCTCGACGGCAAGGCTGCCATGGGTCTGCTGTCCCAGGGACTCAAGGGCGGGGCTCGTGACGCCGACCTTGTGGCCGACTCGCTGAAGGAGTTCGGCATTGTCGTCCGCGCGGGTGGCGACGACGTGAACGCCGCCTACAAGGAAATGGGCTTGTCCGGTAAGGACATGACGAAGGCCATCGCCGAAGGTGGCCCGGCGGCAGCGAAGGCGCTTGACCAGACGCTCGACGGGCTCCGGAAAGTCAAGGACCCGGCGGACCGTTCAGCGATCGCTGTGAAGCTCTTCGGCACGACCGCTGAGGACATGCAGGATGCCCTTCTGAAGCTCGACCCGTCGGAGGCTGTCGCATCGCTGGGCAAGGTGGACGGCGCCGCTAAGAAGGCGGGCGACACGATGCACGACAATGCCGCCACGAACGTGAAGCAATTCACCCGGGCGCTCAAGTCGGGCTTCACTGATTTTCTCGGCGCGACGGTAATTCCCGCCGTTCAGCTTTTGGCTGGGAAGCTGGAAACGGTGGGGCGCGCCTTCTCCACTGCCGCGGGTTTCATCTCTCAGCACAGCACGATATTCGGCACGATCGCCGGTCTGATCATGACGCTTCTGATGCCCGCGCTTATCGCATGGGGAGTCACTGCGACACAGACGGCGATAGCGAATGTCACGGCGTGGGTTACTACGGCTTCCACGTCGACGACGTCAGCGGCAACTCAGGTGCTCGCGCATTGGTCGGTGGTCGGCGGGTGGATCAAGTCGGCGGCAACGGCTGTCGTGAGCGCGGCAACTGTGGTCGGCGGCTGGGTCGCCATGGGCGCTCAGGCAATGATTCAGGCGGCGCGTATGGCTGCCGCGTGGCTTATCGCCATGGGCCCGATCGGGCTTCTGATCGCTGCCATTGTGGGGCTCGTTGCAATCGTCGTAGCCAACTGGGACACAGTGTGGAAGTACACACAAAAGGTCTTCGGGTGGCTTTGGGACTGGGTCAAGAAAATCTTCGGTTGGTTGAAGGACTTGTTCCTCAACTTCTCCGGCCCGGGGATCATCGTCAAGCACTGGGACAAGATTTGGTCGGCAACGAAGTCCACGTTCAACAGCGTGAAGAACTTCGCGTCGGATGCCCTGGGCGCCGTGGTCGACTTCGTGCGGAGCCTGCCGAACAAGCTCGTTGCTGCGGCGGTGCGACTCGTTCAGGCCGGTCGGACGATCGGCGGCAAGGTAATCGACGGAATCAAGTCCGGGCTTTCCAAGCTGGGAGGCTTCGCGTCGTCGCTTGCTGGGGCTGTTACGTCAGCGGCGAAGGGTGCCATCAACGGCGTTATCGACCTGCTGAACTTCGCCATTCCGAACAAGCTCGGCTGGGGCAAGCTGAGCATTGACCTTCCGGCGAATCCGATTCCCAAGATTCGCGCCATGGGTGGCCCGGCTTCCGGCTGGACTCGCGTCGGTGAGCGCGGCCCCGAGGAAGTGTTCCTTCCGAATGGTTCGACAGTCCGGCCCAATCACGCGCTGAGCACCGGCAGCGGAGTCACGGTGAACGTTCAGACGAACGCCGACCCGTGGCAGATCGGCCGTGAGGTGGCATGGGCGCTGAGGACGTCGTGACGACTCAACCTACTCACGTGAGTAGGCTGGAAGGAGTGTTGAAGTGGCGGAGTTGAGTGACTGGACATGTGAGTTTGGCGGGCTCGTCATGGGTCTGCCCGACTCCGCCATTTCGATCGTCGGCGCTGACGGGCTCTTGTCGCTGCCGGATGTACGGTCGTCCGATCTCGCGCTTGTGCAGCGGGATGGTTTGTGGCCCGGGAAGGACTACCTGAGCGGGCGCACAGTCACGCTGACGCTGGAGATCTACGGCCGGACGCGCGAGGAGTTCACAGCGTCCCTGAACGCCCTTCAGGCGGCGTTCATGCCGGGCCGGGACGAGCGCCCCTTCCGTTTCCTGTTCCCGGGGATTGCGGGCGACCGGACGGCGTACGTGAATGCCCGCGTGCGTCGACGGAGCGCCCCGCTGGATCTGAGCTTCGCCTACCGCACGTGCAACATGGTCGTTGAGCTGTTCGCGACTCAGCCGTACATTCACGCTGACTCGCCCCGCACGATCACGGCGCGGAGCTACCGGCGCACGGTGACGCCGACGGGCTTCGTTCCTCCGGCTACGGTGCCGTGGACGATTGCCACTCAGGGCGCTCAGCCGGTCGACCCGGTTACGCGCTTCACTCAGTACGGCTCGTTCGCCGCTCAGCCGTTCATCATCATCGAGAACGCGGCTTCCCCCGTGCTGATCGACGACGTCACGGGACGGTTCTTCAGCGTCGACTACGACGGCACGCTGATCGTTGACTGTGCTGCGCAGACGGTTACGAACGCAGCGGGCACGGACGTGAGCGGGCATATCGGCGTGGGCTCGACGTGGCCGGAGTTCGGGCCGGGCGAGCACAGGCTTCGGCTCCGCAGTAGGGACGAGTACACGTCGGCGACGGCAACTCTTACATGGTCGGATAGGTGGGTTTGATATGGCGTCCCTTGCATGGTTCCAGGACGGCGTGGGGTACGGCGCTTCGGAGTTGTCGACGTGGCAGGCGCTGCTTCAGTCGCGCGGCACGTTCCGGCACATGTTCCGGACGACCGAAGAGTTTCGAGGCACGTCGGACACGGTGGCGCGCACGGTGGCTGTCGCAGCGGGAAGCGTGCTTGTCGGCTCCGCAACCGGCGGTGCTACGTGGGCGTGGGCGAGCGGCGTGACGCTGAACGTTCCGGCGGCTTCGAACCTGAACCCGCGGAAGGATCTGGTCATTGCGCGGCTCACGACGACGGCTGTTGAGGGCGTGAACGGGCTGTCGATCGAGCTTATCCAGGGCACACCTGCGGCGGCTCCCACGGTTCCGACACGGCCTGACAACTCCGTAGCGCTGCTCGTGCTCGACGTCCCGAAGTCGTCGGCCACGTGGACGCTCACCGCTGTGCGTACGACGGGCCAGTACGCCGACCAAGCTGCACTGTGCGACGGGTTCGCCGCTGTCGACTGGGCGGGTGTCCTGCCGTCTGCCGCGGGCTTCCCGACGGGCTTCACGCTGTACGACTACGGCACAAATCAGCGTTGGGTGCGGCGCGCTAATCAGACGTGGTACACGACGGACTACGGCCCTTGGGTTGCCGTGTCGCTGCTGAACTTCACGGTCGGCTCGACGAACGTCACGACGTCGGGCGAGTTGTGGGTGCGCGAGTCTTCAGCGGCGTGGGAACTGTCCGGCCGTGTCGACTTCTCCCCCGGCTTCACCCCGAACGGGCTCGTGTCGTCTATCGGGTCGGTACCGGCTTCGATCACGCGGCCGACGGCGCACGTCTACACGGTGGTCGGGCAGTCGTACAGTTCCGCGTCCGGCGTGAATGCGGCGCGGCTTGCGTACACGACTACGGGCGGGCTCGAACTGGGCGCCGACGGCGGGGGCACGATTTCCGCGCTGTACGTGAATGCGCAGCTTTCGAAGTCCCCGGCGAATAGCTAGTTGCCGACTCCCTTCATATAGGTAGGGGGTACGCCTATGTCCGAATACGAAGTACTTCAGGTTGAGGCCCGTACCGGCAACGTTGAAGCGACGTTGCCGGTCACCGGCATTTCCTACAGTGAGACGCTCAATGGCGCAGGGTCAGCGAGCCTCACTATCCCGCTCGATCTTGCCGACCCGGCGAAGCTGAAGGTTGGGCGCAGCGCCCTTGTGCCGACGGCCGACGGTGAACCCGTGTGGGGCGGGCTGCTGTGGGGAGCTACTGCCGATCTCGCTGCGGGCACGCTGACGCTGAACGCTTCCGGGTGGCATAGCTACTACGACCGGCGGTATCTCGTGCGATTCGTTCCGCGGTTGGGCCCATCGCTGGGTCGCTGGTCCGGCTACGCGGCGCGCAAGGAACGCTCAGAGATGCTCCGCGACTGGTTCGAGATTGCGGCCGACGAGGGTATCGGTACTGACACGTCGCTTCTCACGGAACACGGGTACTTCCGTTCGCGCAATTGGGGCTTCGCCGAATTCAAGAACATGGCGGAGGCAATCGACGAGCTTGCGGAGGAAGGCAGCGGGTTCGACTTTTGGTACGAGACGGTTTGGCGCAATGCGGCGCGCACTCGTATCGCGAACCGAATCCGTATGCGTTCGCGGCTGTCGCGCGCGTTCCCTACGCTGACGCACCGCAGCAACGCCGATATCACTCAGGTCACGTACGACGGCACGAAGTTGGCTACGCGGGTGTGGGCTTTCGGCGCCGACGACGGCAAGGGATCAAAGCCGTTCGCTACGCGAGACAACACGCTGGACACGCCGAAGCTGGACCAGGTCGTGACCTTCTCCGACGTGAAGAACCTTGCCGCGCTTCAGCCGAAGTCGTCGGCGATGTCGGCAGCGGGAAGGGTGCCTATCGCCATTCCCACGCTGACCGTGTACCCGGGCCTTTTCCAGCCGTCTCAGTTCATGCCGGGTTCCGTCGGCTTCGTGAAGGCTGACGCCGGTTACGTGAAGCTCAATGACGACTACGTGCTAACGGAACGGCACGTGACCGTGGACGAGAACGGCACGGAAACCATTTCGCTGTCACTCGCTAGTAAAGAGGTTTTCGTCAGTGACGATTCAAGCTAACGCGCGTCCGCCTTCTCTCGTGGCGGAGCTACAGGAGTTGAAGCGGCGCCTAGACGCGCTCGAACGAAAGCCGAAGCTCGGCAGCGTAAATGAGCGCTTGCCGTACGGCTCGTTTCAGTCGCCGTCGCTGGAAGGCACTGCGGGCTCGACGACTCACACCCTGGGCGTCATCAACTCGACCGGCCTGAACATGCCGACACTGATCCTGCTGATCCCGTTCCACATTCCTCAGAGCACTACGGCGGCGCTCGATGTGTCGGTCACGGTGTGGCTTCGCGACATGATCAGCGGCACGAAGACGCGCGAGATCACGGTCACGACGGCCGACGACACTTCAACGCCGGGCAACACGCGCACGATCACGTGGGCGTGGAAGCACCCCCAGCCGGTCAGCTTCGACGACGCGAACGAATGGAAGGGCTTTGCCATCGAGTACCGCGTGAACAAGCGCGAGGACTTCGGCGGGGAGTCGCTGACTGTCGGCATGGGCAATCCTCTGCTGATCACGGGCGTACCGGCCGACACGTACGAGGAAGAGGCCACGGACGGCAACCCGCGCATTGGCGGCGTGCTGACTCCGACGGACGGAGGGCCGGTCACATGGGGCTGAGTGACATGGTCGGCGCAGCGGAGATTGCGGGCGGCGTGTGCCTGTTTCTCATGCTCGTGTACCGGCAGGTAAAGACCGGCGCGCGGGATGCGTGGCGCGAGGAAGCTGAAGCACAGACGGCTCGCGCTGACCGGCTGGAAAACGAAGTTGCGCGCCTTATCGGAATCGTCGAGCTTCTCCGCAAGGAAAACGGCGAGCTTCGGGCGCGCGTGGAAAACCTGATTGGGGGCGGACGTGAGTAACCCCGATCTGATTCCCACGGTGCGCGTCATGGCGACGTACCTGGGCCCGGATAAGCGGCCCCTGAAGGGTTCGGTCACGTTCACCGGCCCGCCGCTTCTGACGTTCCCGGAAGCCGATCTGTTCATTGCCGGTTCGGTCGTCTGCACATTGGACGAACAGGGGCGGATGATTGACCCAGCGGGAAATCTCGGCGTGCTGCTGCCTGCCACGGATTCGCCGAACATGAACCCGACGGGCTGGGCGTACACGGTTAAGGAGTCGCTGACCGGCGTCCCCGGCACGCGAACCTACGTGATGCTTCTGCCGCAGGACACGCCGGGTGGCAGCGTGGATCTAGCGGACGTGGCGCCGTCCGATCCCATGACGCCGAACTACGTGCCTGTGGTGGGCGCGAGCGCGTACGAGATCGCCGTGCAACAGGGCTTCGTCGGCACGGAGGCTGAGTGGCTCGTTTCCCTGAAGGGCGACAAGGGCGATCCCGGTTCGATCACGTCAGTGAACGGCAAGACCACTTCGGCCGTGACGCTGAACGCTGCTGACGTCGGAGCGCTCGCCCTTACGGGTGGCACAGTGACCGGCACGCTGCGGGTGGACACGGCGCAACACGGCTTCACGTCGAAGTCGACGGTCACGGCGAACGGCCACGCTGTCACGGCTTGGATGGCAGCCACGTCCGGCACGGGCTCAGCGCTCAACGCCGTGTCGGACAACCCTGGGTTCTCTGCCGTTCAAATCAGCGGCAAGGAGACGAACACGGGCACGGTCAAGGTCACGCACGCGAAGCCGGGCACCGACGACGACGCGGGCGCGGCGGCACTGTCGATTGACCTTGTGGGCGACGGCACTGCCGCGCAAGCAATCTTCATCAACTCGACGATCGACCGACTCGACGGCGTGCAGGGTACGACCGGCAACATCATCACGGTTCGGAACACGAAGGGTCGCGAGGATTTCAAGCTTGCCGGGAACGGTCGCCTGTCGATGGGCGCGGCGATTGGCTACAACCCGACGGCAATGGTCGACCTGCGGATGCCGGACACGACCGTGCCCGCGCTGATCATCCGAGCGTCGGGCACTACGGGCGCGAACCTGGTGGAGTTTCAGCGCTCGTCGGACGGCGCTACCCGAACGAGGGTCTCCCCCACGGGTCAGCTCGTCACGCTGGAGACGCTGTACGCGGCGGGCACGGGCGTTCAGGTTGGCTCGACGTCGGTCACATTCGGCGGGGGCAGTGGCGTGCTGGGAATCGCGAACGCGGGCACTGTGCCGACGACGAACCCGACGGGTGGTGGCGTGCTGTACGTGGAAGCCGGAGCGTTGAAGTACCGCGGACCTAGCGGGCTTGTGACGACGATCGCCAACGCGTAATCCAGCCTACTCACGTGAGTAGGTTGAGCCCCTCAGTAACGCGACTGGGGGGCTTTGTGCTGCAAGAATCGGAGAAGGCATTGAGTATCGCAAAGCTCGTTTCCGTCGCGAAGGCGGAAGTCGGAATACAGGAAAGCCGCGCGGGTGGCCACTGGGTCAACGATTCGAAGTACAACCGATGGCTTGGTCGCATTCCCGGCTATGCGCGGGATGGCTACGGCTACCCATGGTGCGCGGCGTTCGTAGCGTGGGTTGCCGACAAGTCCGGCCATGCTGCGCTGTTCCCGAAGTCGGCGTCGTGTGCCGTCGGCGTGTCCTGGTTCAAGAACAAGGGCCGGTTCAGCGAGTACCCGGCGGTGGGCGCTCAGGTGTTCTTCGGCAACGGGGGCGGCACTCACACGGGTCTGTGCGTGGCGTACGACGCCGACACGATCACGACCGTCGAAGGCAACACGAACACGTCCGGCGGGGCTGAGGGCGACGGCGTGTACCTGAAGACCCGACGTCGGCGTGACGCGCACGTGTACGGCTACGGCTACCCGGCGTTCGAGGGTGGCAGCGTGAGCGCGGATCCGTTCGCGGGGAAGTTCGGTTACCGCACGAAGGCGACCGGCAGCGTGTCCGACGTCAGTCCTGCGGAGCCGAAGCCGTCGGTGCCCAGCGAGCCGAAGCCGCCGAGCCCCAGCAAGCCGAAGCCCAAACCGAAGGCCTACGAGCCGTTCCCGGGCGCTGAGTTCTTCAAGCGGGAGCCGCGGAGTGCGATCGTCA